GGTTTATGCGAAAGGTTCTCGGCAATCAAGTAAATACATTTGCCAATATATTCCGATACCCGTGGTTTATCAAGGCCTTGTTCTTTGGCAATAACCACTTGCTTCTTATACTCAACAATCTCTGCTAAGAACCTCTCGTTATCTACATAGTGATTGCGTTTTTTCTTTACCGTCATAATATTTTTCTCGCTTTGTAATTTTTATGATGAATCCTATCACCTTTTGCCACTCTTGTCAAGCCTGAACTTTGTAAATTATGACAAAAACAGAATTGTTCCAAATTTTTAATAATTTCTTTATGTCCATCAGGAAAAGTTATTTCCCACAAATAGGATCTATTTTTATTTCTTTCTATCAATAATTTAGTTATGTTTGATGTATTAGGATTTCGTTGTTTTCCCCTTTTACCTTCTACACCATCACCACCATTTGTAAGATTTCTTAGTATTCCTGTTCCATTATCTTTTCTACCATACCACCGTATATAGAATCTCTCTAAAGCCAAGGATCCTATTTCTGTTAAATTTGATTCCATTATAATAATTCTATCATCATTAGGCAATCTTATTCTATCGTGCTTAGACCATGCACGATTTTCTTTACCTTTACCAATGTAATATGGAGTTCCGTCTTGTCTTAGATAAGCATAAATATAGAACATAGCTGATACTCCTTGCCGAGTGTTAGAGTAGGTGGGTTCCCCAACCGCGACCTACAATTATTATTTAGTATTTTTTTATTTTTTATGAAAAAAGGGGCTTGACAAGGTTCCTAATCTGTGTGTATAATGTGCTCCGCATCCACCACCAAATATAACCAGTTGCTCAAGACGAGCGAAGCGAGTCCATGCGAAGCATGGGCTTTAGACATCGGTAAGTTTCTTTAACTTATCCATATGCTTCTTTAAGACCGGACCGCGATTAGGCCATTTGATAATGGGTTGGTCGTCGTTCTTTGCTAGGTTTTCCAGTAGAGGAAGATATATCTTACGGACGGCCTGTAATCTTTGCTTTAGATCCTCTACCTCGTTGGTAATAGGTGTAAGGTCTGTTTCCTCACCAAAAGAAAAACCAAAATCATCCGATCCATCCAAGTCTAGGTATTTGTTCTTGTCCATTAGTGCATAACCCTTCCTTTTCGGATTTCTTCCAATAACTCTTCCATTGTTTCTTCATCAATTTTTTCTTCTTGTATTTCTTCTACTTTTTCACGTTTAGCGGCAAGGTAATGATCTACACTTTCCCAATAATACTCATTCATATTATCAGTAACATCTTGGTAAAGAAGAACTTCTTCCCTTTTGATGTTGAATTCCTGTTGATCACATATCCGAGGATAAACCCAAGGCATAAATGCTATCTGTAAATATCCTGTTGCTGTTGCTGGAACATACATAGCCTTGAGTGGATTGATTACCGTGATATAATCACCAGTATCATCACCTGTCTCAAAGGCCTCGGCAATTATATCATCACCGGTCTTTAGACGGATGAACTTGGCGATTGATTGATTTTCCATTTCACTTATCCTTCATGTCAATTTTGTATATACGGAACCTAAAGTGTTCTTCACTATAGGTTTTTAACCTCTCTAAAAAATGCTTTAGAGTGAAATTTTCGCGTTTTTTGTAAGTGAAATCATCGGCGAGGTCAAAGAGTGTGGCGGATTTCTTAGTGGCGCTGACACGGAGGCCCCTACCGATTGACTGTAGATTCCTAATTTTGGACTTCGATGGAGATGCAAATACGATGTTATCCAAAGCAACAATGTTAGTCCCAGTAGAAAGAACACCAACGGACCCAACAATAATAGCATCACGTTCGTTCTCGACGACCCTGCGTATTTGTTCTCTGTCTTCGACATCAGTTCCTCCATGAATAAAAAAGACCTTACGGCCGTCCTTGACTTTCTTATTTAGCATGTCGTGGAGGACGGTGCCATGCTTCTCTACAAAATTAAACAGTAATAAGGTATTGCCTTCTAAAGAGAGGACAAGATTACATATAAACTTATTACGACTAGTATTGGAAATAATGTATTCAAGTTCTTCCTGATAGGTTGCCGATTTCATATAGTGACATTCTTCTTCACTATATTTCAACAAGAGACACTTGATGGTTAGTTCTGCTAGTTGTTTCTTCTCCATCAATTCTTTTGATGTGGTGGCCTTATATAGTTGACCGAATAATCCCATCAATACCCATTCATGTGCTTTAGCACCAGAAAGTGTACCTGTTACACCGAGTCGGTATTCTGCTTTGGTACATTTGGAAAGGATATCTGATAGAGCCTTGGCCTGTGCTTGGTGAACTTCGTCACATATTACATAATCAAACTGCTCAAAATATTCTTTAGGCATCCTAAACAAAGACTGCCAGGTGGATATCATAATGGGGTGTTCAGAGTTTTTATCTTTACCTGAATATACTCTCCAACAATACTTGAACATATCCTTACCATTCTTAGTAGAATAGTCTTGGAAGTCGGAGAACATTTGTTCTACTAGTGCGGACCTAGGAACAATGAGAAGGCCTCGTTTCCCTTGTTTGAGCAAATAATTGCAAACAAGGTATAAAAGAAGAGACTTGCCGGAACCAGTAGGAGACAACACAATGCGACGTTTAGAACGAATAGCATGAACGAAAGCATCCATCTGATAGTCACGAGGAAGGTGTTTAGGATTGAGTATTTCGACATATTCTTTAGCCTCTTCTAAGGAGAATGATGTATCTAAGTCCTCATCCTCATACTCATATGTATAACCTCTTTCCTTGATCCACTTCATTACCTGTGGAGCAAGGCCACGATATATTTGTTTATTTTTTAATTGAAATAAATGAATATAACCAGACCATAATTTCTGTTTATAGGCTGGAACAAATTGGAATCCAGGTGGTCGGAATGAGAATGAATCAAAAAGTTCCATAGCAATACCTTCATCACATTCGATTCTTATGAAGGTTTCATTTACATTTTTCAATACTAGATGAGTCATCATATTCCTTACAATTATCAAAATGCCATCTTTTCATATTTGCCAATTGTCCTGACTTACCACAATGAGGACAGTTTATATTTATCTTGTTACGTATTCTGGCACCTTCTGCTCTTTTTTCTCTTGCTTCTATGGAATACCCGACCTTTTCATAGGTTTTCCATTTTTTTCTATAATCAGGATTTTCTTTTCTCCATTTTTCCCAATATTCTTTTTTCTTTTTTGATAGTATAGGCATTTTCATACCTTTGAATACTGGAGATTGCCCTTTTCTGAAACATCCAGAATTTATTACACCACCTTCTCCGCCATCGGATTTATTTCTAAGAACACCCGTATTATCACAAATTTTTCCATACCAACGAATATAAAATCTTTCTAAAGCAAGAGAACCTACTTCCGTAAGGTTGGATTCCATTATTATGATACGAGTTTTATCTTTGGGAGGCTTCGCATTACAAGCATTATGGTTATGCCAAGCTCGGCGACCTTTTCCTTTACCAATATAGTAAGGTGAACCATCTTCTCGTAAATAGGCGTATATATAATAGGACATGCTGATGCTCCGTAAAAGCGTTAGAGTAGGTGGGAGTTGGCGCTCCGCGACCTACATCTATTTAGGCTTTCCTATCATCTATCCGTCATTTTCTTCCATTCAATAAAGGCACGGAGAGCATATACTCTACTGTTTAGTTCCTTTATAATGGAGGTACAAAACTCTACCACTTCTTCGTGAACTACTTTTTTAAGAACCATATTATTTAGGTCTTCGTCCGCGTCCATGTAGATTGGTATATTTTGCTTTATGATTTGACGACCATTAGGTTGCCATCCACGCTCTTTCAGTTCTTCCATATCAAGTTCACCTTGATAATATTGGAACTTAATGAGACGCATTTTATTATAGTCATTGGTAAACTTCTTAACCAACATTCTATGGTGAGATAGAATATGTAAGTATTTACCATGAAGAGATGAGATACGAATTAGTTCTAGGCCTGGTTCAGTGGAGTCAATAGCACAATCTTTATGCCATTCCTCCATTAGGTCATCAAGTTTAACTGGTGGTCGCAAAGCAAACTCCATTCATTATCAAATCATCATTATACAGGAAAATTATACGGAAGTCAACCGTTCTATTTCAAAGAGGTCATAACGGAAAGTAAAGTCAGCGGTGGGAATAATATCTGCGTCTACCTTGGTATCAAAAGATATTAATCCAATGGAGGTAGGATGACAGTTATGGAACTTTACCCGAATATTAGGATTGTTGGCATTGGTATTTACGGTAAGATATCCGTCAAAATAAAGTGGTGCTTTAGGATCTCTTGCTTTGATATATTGTGAATAGGATTCAGGTCTGGTCAAACCAACTAACCATTTATATGTTTCTTCCCATACACGAAGGTCTTCGTCAATAATAGCGGTAATGGTAAAAGCCTCATATACCAATTTATCACCTGCACGATAGGTTGCAGAAAATGGTGTTGGTACCATAACCTCTGTGGTAGATACAGAAGGGAGATTTACCGTTTGACAGAAATATTTTAAAAATGGAAGATCAGGAATAACAAAGGTAAACTTTGTTGACTGTAGAATACTGGTATTCTGTGGTGTATTAGCAGTATATGGTTCTGTAGTCATTAATGCCTCCGTCTGGTATTTAGGCATTCACTTTTGACGGCCAACATTACGAAAGTTTAATGTTCCGTTAATGTTTGGTTCATTGAAAAAAGTTTTTTGATGACTATATACTATTAGGTTAGATTACGAACGACCAAGGAGGTTATTATGGGTATCATTTACTGTTACACAAACAAGGTTACTGGAAAGAAATATATCGGACAAACCATACATCCAGAACAAAGGAAACGCAACCACTTGCACGAAGCAATGGAAAGAGATTCTAATTATTATTTACATCGTTCTATCAGGAAACACGGATGGAATAACTTTGACTATGAGGTTCTGGAAGAAAATGTTGAGAACCTAAATGAAAGAGAAAACCATTATATTAATATGTATAATACATTATGGCCCAGTGGATACAACCAATGTCCTGCCGCAGCATTAGATAAGACCGCTATTGAGAAGATGAAAGATACTAAAAGAAAACAGTTTTTCTCCATGTCAGAAGAAGAACGCAGAGCAAGAGTAGAGTGTATGGTACAATCCAATATTGGATCTAAACGAACAGAAGAAACAAAAAAGAAAATGAGTGATTCAGCAAAAAAGTATCTTGCTGAAAATCCAAGAGTCAGAAGCGAAGAAACTAAAAAGAAAACAAGCGAAACTATGAAAAGAATAAGAGCAGAAAAGTTTTGGTCGACCAACAAAAATGCCGGGGAGTAAATCCCCGGCAGTTTGTCTTATACACTTATAAGTTGTGTATAAGTATTTGATAAATCAAGTGAGGTTCCGCACTCTGAAAATACGGTAATAGATGTTAGCCTGACCTGATGTGTTACGATCACCAACAACGCCGTCGCCAGCAGATGTTGCGAATGGGTTAGCAACCATGCCATAACGGGTTTTGAAACCAATCTTTGGCTGGAATGTATCCTGACCGATTGCACGAACCATCTGTAGTGGAACGTATGGGCAGTAGAATAGACCAGCGTCGAATGGTGACTGACCACGGAAGCCAACTGTAACAAGCTCGTCGCCGACTGCTGAACCACCGAAGTAAGGATCGATATAAACCTTAATGCGGTTGTGAAGCATACCAACGAAGGTGTTGCCTGTATCGTCAACTGTTAGGTCGGCAGATAGAGCAGGTGTATAGGAAAGAACACCAGCCATAGCCATAGCGGATGCAACGTCAGAAGAAACGATGATGACGTTACCTTTACCGCGACGGGTTGCCTTCGCAATAGCGTTAGCTTCACGTTCGATCTGGAAGATAAGACCTTTGAACTTCTCAACTGACCAACGGCCGTTTGAGTCTGTGTCAAGATCGAATGTACCAGCAGTTGTAACACCATACTGAGCGCCAGCTGATGCTGAACGGTAGATGGTGCGGATAACTTCACGGTTGATTTCTGCTAGAATCTCTGTTGAGAGAATGTTAGCAAGTTCTGTCTCAGCATCAAGGCCGTGAATGGCTTTAAGATCCTGAGCAAGTTCTGTGGTGTATTCTGCTTTTAGAGCGCGTGAGCGAGCTGTAACAGTAACCTTATCAATTGAGAAGGCCATTTCAGCAAAAGCATTGCCTGATGTACCGTCGCCAAGAGCTTCGGCCTGTGCTGTTGTCATGCCTTTACCAACACCATATGTTGCTGAATCGCCAAGAGCGAATACAGGATCGGTGTTTGATGTGTTGCCAGAAGATGTACCAGCAAGACCGCCGCCGGCGTTCTGTGAAGAGAAGTTTGAGTTAGCTTCAAAGAACAATGCTTCGTTTGTTGTACCTTGACCCTGGCCACCCATTGCTGAGTAACGAGCGCGCATAGCGAAGATGAGGCCGGTAGGACCGGTCATTGGCTGAACGCCACAAACGTCATATGCGATTAGGTTAGGAAGCGCACGACGAACAAGTGAAATCAAGATTGGATCGTATGAACCAACTGATGTACCTGAACCGAGACCGCCACCTGAGTTTGTAGGTGCAGCTTCGTTAAGTGTGCGGCCTTCCTCGGCCATTGCTTTTTCTTGGTTCTCAAGAACTACGGCTGTAACCGCACGGCGGTATGGATCCTTAATTGCGTTGAGACCATCGTGGTCAAGAACTGGTGACCACTTCTGCTCTAGTTGTTCTGTTAAATACATTTTAGTTTCCTTCTTTCTATGTTTAGTTTAGTTAATATAACTAATTAAATTACTTTGGGAGGCTTCTACCAAGTGCCTTGACGTAGTTTGCCATAGGACCCTCAAGATTGCTTTCGTTAATCATTGATGGATCTGCGGACTCTACGCGGTCAAGAACTGCATCAGATTTAACTGATGTTGGGAAATAGTTCTCCCGTAGTGTTGAAATTTTTTCGATAAACTGGTCATCGTTAGTATAAGCAACGTTTTCAACGAGACCTTTTAGTTTCTCGGCCTGAGTTGTTGTTAGACCTTCACAAACGTAAGCAACCAATTCATTCTTACGGGATTCAGCAATCATGCCTGTAAGAGCAACATTGCGTTCAATCTCTTCATTGAGTTTTGCTTCAAGTTCTTCAACGGTGTGTGAAAGTTCTTCTACAACGGCAACTTCCTCTTCAGGAATGTCGATGTAGTGTTCTGCGAATAGTGAACGGAGACCGCCGATGAAATCTTCGGTAAGTTCGCTACGGAGAGCGGACTCAACGGCAACTTCATTTTCTTCGATCCATTGTTCAACTACGTAATTGAGATAGTTATCAACGTCAGATGAAAGTTGTTCCATAATCTCTGCAACTCTTTCTTCCAATGTCTCTGCATAAGCCTGCTCAAGTAGGGCAACTTCTTCTTCAAGTTTCGCTTTTACAGCAGCTTCAAAAATTGTGGTTGCCTTAGCATGAAAATCTTCTGAAAGGTTTTCACCTTCGAGTAGAGCATTAACATGTTCGGACATGTCAACTGGATAATACTCGACTGGTGATTCCTCTGTATCTTCTGAAACAATCTCTTCACCTTCTGAAAACTCAAAGTTCTCTTCGATGGCAGCAAGGATTTCTTCTTCGTCAAGACCTGCTTCGATTGCTTCGTTGATGAAATCTTCTAGTTCTTCGGAAAGTTCTAGTTCTTCTTCCTCAAGGTTCTCTTCTTCCATTGAACAAGCAGACGCAGCCATTTTTGACTTCTTAGCTGCTTCTTTGATTGTAGCAACACGTTCTGCAATTGCTGATGTTTCAGCAACTACTGGACGGTCATCTTCCATCTCTTCTGGAAGGCCAGCAGGGGCAGATGAACCGGATTGTGGTTGTGCTTTTAGTGATTTCTTACCTTCACCCTTAACGGAAGAGGTAGATGACTTTGATGTGTCTTTGCCGGTTTTACCAGCAGCTTTAGCGCCAAGGTTATCGGATGCGATTGATGTTGGTGTAGCACCACCTAAATCGTCGTAACCTAATGTAGCAGGAGCTGCATTTGGATTAGCAAAACGACTTTCTGGTGATTTTGTACCAGGATGCAATGTCTTAGCATTAACTGTATTTACTGTTG